ATAATCACTCCAATCAATTAATTATATTCTATCATAAAAATTAGCAAATGTAAACAACTTTTTTTTTCATAATATTGCATTTTAGGGGTTTACACTCGCGCCAGATATGGTATAATAATAGAGTACCTTTTGTGGTGGGTGGAGATACTAGTGTAACTTGTCTTTATTATATTCTGCTAACGAAATTACTTTACCATTAGAATCGCCATCGTCAATCATATCATATTCAGTCGCGGTTTGCATTTCATCTAATTTTTTCATCCAATCGTCTAAAGAATAATGTTCTTTTTCATTAGCTGATTCTTTTATATCTCTTAAAGCTAATTTAAATTGTGTTTTTAATTCAATAGATGGTATACACATCGCTACAATATGCATAGTGTTTATTGATATAACATCTTGAACTTCATCTTTCATTATCATCCAAGGTCTAAAAGTATGATATTGGATATTTCGATTTATCTCTACTTTATGCAAACGTAAACAATCATTAACTAAAATCTCACCGGTTTCTTTACTATCTTCTGTATTCAAAAGCTTACAAATAATTTCTTCACCATTAGTTAATTTAATTTGTCTTAGCATTACATTTTTACTTTGTACACGTTGCATTTAAATTTCTCATTTTTATATATCCTTAATCTTTCCTCGGCATGAACTAAGGCATAGTTTTTTCTTGATTTCCAGTGCAAGTCGTCTGCAATATCAAAGAGCTGCGTAGTCCTACCATCTTCTGATTTTCTAAGTCCCCGGCCAATTGACTGCAAGACTTTAATTTGAGACTTGGATGGACTAGCAAAGATAATGTTATGAAGATTGCGAATATTAATCCCAGTACTAAAAGTCCCAAGACTAGCGACGATAATCGCATCTTTTTGGCCTTCTGTTATTTTTCTAATAGCTTCTCTATCTGAGGCTTCGGTATTACCTGAAACGAAGAATACCTTTCTATTTATATCAGCTTTAGATTCAATTAAATCAAATAAAACTTTACCATGCTTTTCAACAAATTGAAATAATACAAGCGTATTACCAGTTTGATCTAGTGCCAAGTTACGTATAAAATTATTTCTTTTTTCATTCTTTACAATAAAATCAATTTCATCATGATATGTTTTACTGCCGAAAACTTTTTTCGTTTCTTCATCATAATCAAGTACAACCATTAAAATATTTAGAGGTGCTAACGTGTCATTATCCTGCAATGTCTTGGTTGTAGTAACTTTAAACACCTTACCAAAAAGTCCCTCGAGTACTAGCTGGTGGGTCTGAGTTCCATCAAGAGTGCCGGTAGTTCCAAAACGGTAAGATGCTTTACGCGCTTTATTCATAATTGAAGTTAATGATTTAGATTTAAACCCATGACATTCATCGCCAAACACTACACCAAATTGTTCAAACCATGTTACTGGCAATTTGTAAATAGATTGCCAAGTACTAATAAAAACCCGTTCTTGTATATTTGTTTTTGGCTGGCCAGAATAAATCACATGGCATTCTTCATTTGATATAAATGACTGGTCATGAGAAGAATAGTCTTCAAAATCAGAATACATTTGTCTTACTAATGATGTGGTTGGTACAATAACAAGAGCTTTTTGATCATGGTGTTCTAGAAACCATCTCATTATTACATAAATGATAAGTGATTTTCCTGATCCTGTAGGCGAAAGTAATACCGCTCTTTTACGTTTAATTCCTTCACATATAGCATCAAACTGATAATCACGAATTTTTATAGATTCACCTCTACTACGCAAGTCTAAGCTTTCGATGAAAGACATTATTTCTTTTGGATTTACTTCATTTACTTGGTGCGGATAGCCATACTCACTATCTTCATAATCTATTTCATAATTTCTTTTTTCACAAAATTCATTTACATATGGAAGTAAACCTAATGGCATTTCTTGAGATGCTTGATTAAATAATCTTATTTTACCATCCCATACTTTATTTCGATAGCTAGGCATGAATTTGTAGCCAGGCACAAAGAACGAGAAAAATTCTGAAAGTTCTGCACCTATACCATAATCACAACCTACCAACATAGTTGCTTCATTTTTCTTTTGAAGTATTAATTTATCCACCGGCTTCAAACTGCTTCCATTTTATTATGTTTCCAATTGTTTGATGTCTCCAGCGCAGCGTTTCTACTATTTCTTGCAAAGTTTCTACTAAGGTTTTGTAATAGGTTATTTTTTCTTCGCTCTGCTGAATATCTTTATCTGAATCATAATAATAATCCATATCACCTTTCATAACTTTTAATCCGTCAAATGGATCATAATCCCATCCTCTAGACTCTATTTCTTCTTGTGACATCTTTCCATTATAGTACAACCACTTTTCTTTTAAAAGTGTTTTTTGATTCATCTGCGCTTTTTTTAAATGAAGTTTTGCTAGAGAAAGCCATTGCAAATATTTAGCATGTAATTTTGCAGTATCTACTGATGACTTATCTAATTGTGACTGATTAATAACACTATCATTTTGCCACTCACTCAATACATTTTCTATATTTAACAATCAATGCTCCATCATATATCAACATGAACATTTGAAAATGTAGGACGCTCAATATCCTTTAACATGTTTTCAAGCTTATCAATATTTTTCTGATCCATGTAATATTTATTTAAATTAAAATGGCCGGTTTCATGCAACTTTTGAAAATCCCAAATGTTATAGAATAACCATTTCAAAGCTAAGTTTAATATTGTAACATCTGAACTTCTATAGAAATCTTCATAGGATAAATGTACAAACCTAGGTTTATAGCGATGTAAAATTTTCCATGTTTCAGCATTTAAATATCTAGCATATTTTTCTTGATCAACTAAATAATCTAAATCCATTCTTTTAGGCTTAAATTTTTCTGGATCAAATGTTTTTACATCTTCAAATTCTTTCAACTTCGCTTGTTGTGTGTACCAAAGAGAAGTAAGACGTTCAATAGATTTTCTTCTTGTAAGCAATAATATACTTGAATGAAACTCGTTCGTTTGTTTAGTAATAGAATCTACTAACTCTAACGGAATGTCTTCTAATAATGTTCGGTGACTAGCTCTATAAGATAAAATAACTTTTACAGCATAATCTAATTTTTCACGATTATTATCTTTTAAAAATTGATTTGTTACGTCCCAAAACAAACCGTCTTTACCAAAAAGATTATATCTTTCAGCTTCTTCGTTTACAATATATCCTAAAGATTTAACAGCTTCAATAAGACGATCATAGTCAACATAAATTTTATGGCCGTTGTAAAACCATTTAATTAATGATTTACTGCCAGTTCGTTTATTTGCAAATAAAATTAAAGCTCTATGTTTTCTTACACTTTTTTCAATACTATCATTATCATTTAACATACTATAAAATCTCGAAATAACTCGTTCTAAATGTTATGGGAAAGGTGATTGGTGAATCATCAGCTAAAGATGATTGTAATGTGAGAGCTCCTATAGAAGTAGGAACGCAATCTACATATTTTATTTTTTTGACAGTGTTATTATGGCTAGAAAGAATACTAACAACTATATCAGTTTCTGGTATATAGCCGTCTCCTAATCTATCAATCTGCGATTCATAGTTATGTTGAACTGTTGTATTGAGCCAGTTATACATTTCTATATAACAGGCCATATCTTCGTCTAGCAATATGTCCATTGATAATTCATCAACAGTATACGTGTCACCGGGCACTGAGAGGTTTTGTAATCTTGGTATAGCTATAGTAGGAGCTTGTACAGAGACTCCTGGATGCGAAACAGTACTAGCAAAAAACTGTAAATTACGAAACCTTTTATTATCAATTTTTATAGAAAAATTAGTAGGTTTCAAATAATTAAAGTTATCTGTAAAACTAGTTTGTTGTGAAATGTTTGTAGCCATCGATAAACCTATTTTAATATAGTTTATTTATACAAAAAAAGGGGGCCGTTAAGCCCCCTAGTAATTTCCGTAACTCTTGGTTTATGCACCCAAAATGTTGTCTACGCGGAAGATTCTGTAGTACTGGTTTGATTTCGCTGCTGCAAGACCATCTGCTGGTGTGTTGCCTA